ACTAAGATTTGTTCCATCAAATGCTAATTTATTCTTCAAAGATAACTTGCCAGAACCATCAATATATAGAGCAGTATCAGTACTATTGTAAGTTCCTGCACCAATATATATTTTATTACTTCCAGCAGTTGCACTAGAAACTAGATGAAGTCCACTTGAATATAAATCATTTGTTCCAATGTTCCATCCACCTATATTGCCTGAATTTGAAGCAATAGAACCATTAATTGTCAAAGCATTACCAGTATATGTTAATGCCGTTCCCAAACTAAATCTACTATTTGCACCATCCAAATAAATACTATTAGCTGTATTGTATCCATCAGCAGAACCTAATGATAACACACCGCTAGAATAGAGTCTTGCATTAGTTGATGTTAGTGAGCTACTATTAATTGTCCATCCACCTATATTGCCTGAAGTTGTTGTGATTGCACCATTTACACTAAGATTTGTTCCATCAAATGCTAATTTATTCTTCAAAGATAACTTGCCAGAACCATCAATATATAGAGCAGTATCAGTACTATTGTAAGCTCCTGCACCAATATATATTTTGTTGTTTGCAGCAGTTGCACTTGAAACTAGATGAAGTCCACCTGAATATATGTCATTTGTTCCTAGCGTCCAGCCGCCTATATTACCTGAAGTTGAAGTAAGAGTTCCACTGAACGTACCATTACCAGTAATTGTAAGAACATCCCCAGAATAGCTTAATTTCTGTCCCAAACTAAATCTACTATTTGCACCATCCAAATAGATCGAGTTCGCTGTATTATATCCATCAGCAGAACCTAATGATAACACACCGCTAGAATAGAGTCTTGCATTAGTTGATGTTAATGAACTACTATTAATTGTCCAATTAGCAATTTTACCTGAGGTTGCATTAATACCACCCTCAAGATAAACATTATCACTCCATAATCCATACCCAGATAAGGTACCGAAAGTAGAAGATGTTATTCCTGCTAAGTTACCAAATCTTGCTCTTGTTGTTCCATTACTTAAAGCATCAATAAATGGACTATTAGGTGTGGAAGCATCCAATAATACTGTTCCACCTGAAATTCTAACAGCAGTCATTCCTTTTTGTAATGATGATAAACTTCCACTATTGAGAGTTACTGTATATGGTTGTTTACCACCAGAAGCACTACTTACTGATGCTATAGTAAATTGAACAGCAGTTATTAATTGTCCACCAGCAATATCTGTATCTTTTACTTTAATAACATCACCAACAGCAAATGTAGCAGATTTATCAACATCAAAATAGACAATATTTGAACCAACATAGTCATCGGCAATGACACCTGCATCACTTACATAGAATTGCCCATTAGTTGCCTTAATAATATCCTTTTGAAATATTGAAGTTCGCAAGTTATCTCTAACAAGCAAATTATCCACTTCTAAATATGACTTATTTGCTACGGAAACATTATAGTCTGCTCTCCAGCCCGTGCCTAAACTTCCAGAAATAAAATTGTTTGATACTCCATGAGCACCACTTTGAATTATATCCCCATTAGCATTTAATCCAGCAGTGGTAACTACACCAGCAGAGAAATTGCCTGTTCCATCCCGCTTAACAATCATATTGGCAGTATTTAGAGCTGTTGCATCAGATACTTCTGAAGAAAGAATATTTGCTGAAGTAGTTGCAATAATAATATTTGAACTACCATCAAATGATATTCCAGCACCAGTTACTTTACCAGATATACCAATGGTTTTAGGATTCTGAAGTTTTGTAGCTGTATCAGCATTGCCAGTAAGATTAGCAGTAATTGTTCCAGCAGAGAAATTGCCTGATGAATCCCGCTTAACAATCATATTGGCAGTATTTAGAGCTGTTGCATCAGATACTTCTGAAGAAAGAATATTTGCTGAAGTAGTTGCAATAATAATATTTGAACTACCATCAAATGATATTCCAGCACCAGTTACTTTACCAGATATACCAATGGTACGTGATGTTTGCAATTTAGTAGCTGTACCTGCATTTCCAGATACATTACCCGTTATATTTGCTGAAATATTTCCAGCAGAAAAATTACCTGACGAATCCCTTGCTACAATTGTTGAGGCAGTATTTGCATCTGTTGCATTGCTGTTTACTGTAAATGTTGCATTTGATCCATTAAATGTTGCTGATCCTGACAAACCAACACCGCTAGTTCCTAAAGTCAATGTTCCTGGAGTATTTGCGGTTATTGTTATATTTGCTGTACCATCAAAACTAACACCATTTATAGTTCTTGCAGTCTTTAATTTTGTTGCACTGTCTGCATTACCAGTAACATTTCCTATCAATCCAGCGGTAATAGTACCAGCCGAAAAGTTTCCTGATGTATCTCGCATTACAATAGTACTTGGAGTATTTGATGGTGTTGCATTTGAAGAAATTGCAATTGATGTATTGCCTTGCTGATTAGCAGTAAATGTTCCTGAACCAGAAATACCATTAGATGTTGATATAGTTAATGTTCCATTGCCAACATCCGTTATCCCATATCCAGCAATAGTTGTAGGTGTACTTAAAATATCAGTCCAAACAACATTAGCATCAATTGTACCTTTTGTTCCAGAAAATACACCAGATGTATCTATAGAATTTGGTATAAATGTTAATTTTCCAGTTGAATCATCAAATCCAAAGAAGCCAATTTTTGGGTTTGTACCATCATGCCATCTAAAATTTATTCCTCTATCTTTATTATCATCAATTATAGGTGCAGTATCTCCACCAAGCATCAATGTTGGATCATCTAAAGTAACGGTTGTGGAATTAATTGTGGCAGTAGTACCATTTACAATTAAATTACCACCAACTGTTACATCTCCACTGGTTGTTATTACACCAGTAGAAAAACCTCCATTAGAATCTCTTTTAACTACGGTATTAGGCGTATTACTTGAAGTTGCATCAGTAATGTCGGATGATAAAATTGAAGCGCTTGTTGCACTAATTGTAACATTGCTAGTTCCATCAAATGAACTTGCAGTACCACTCACTTTTCCAGATATTGCTATAATTCTTCCATTTTTAAGTTTTGTGGCAGAATCAGCATTTCCACTTAAATTGGCAGTTATGGTTCCTGCTGAGAAATTGCCAGAACCATCACGCTTAACAATCATATTTGGTGAATTGTAGTTAGTAGCATCACTTACATCAGATGATTGAATACTAATAGATGTAGTATAAAGTGTTATATCTGATGTACCATCGAATGGAACTGGATTTGCAAAAACCTTACCAGATATACCTATATTTCTTGCATTTAGCAATTTTGTTGCGCTATCTGCATTTCCTGAAATGGTTCCAGATATATTAACGCCTGTCAAAGTATCTATTGAATCTCCAAGTTTTATTTCTGTTGATCCAATCGTTATAGACGGATTTGAAATAACTGTATTCCCTATCTGTTCCAAATACGGTGCCGTTGGAACAGATATAATACTTTGATTTACCGCAACTATATCAAATTGGTTAACACCAACTGCTGTATAACTTATTATGCCATTATCATCAATACTTTTTGCTATAAGTAATACCTGTTCATTAACCATTTGATACATATTATCATTCAAAGTAACCACACTGCCTAAATTGACGTCAACCTTTGACTTAAATTTATAGGTGTAGTTGGCATACTTGTAAAAATCCTTCAATGTATTAGCCAATTCATTTGCCAATTCCTTTGTATGAACATATTTAGCGTCATATTCAAAAATTGGAGTATCATTTTCACCAGCTATTATCTTATTTTCATTCTTTTTCAATATTAAGGAATTGGCTCTAATCTTTAATTTTCTAATATATGCTGTTATTGAACCAGTATTTTTGATGCGTAACTTTCCTTTCTTGCCCAAATTTTCAAATTCAGAAGTTATTCCAGTGTCTGCTTGTAATTCAAGTGTAGCATCATTGACATTTATTACCTCTTGTCCAGATTCTACTTTATATTCAGGAAATACAAAGGTATTGGCATCAGCACCAGTAGGATAATAACCACCACTGGCAACCCCAATCATACAATCCCAGTTGCTATCACCATTTGTACTATCTCTAAAAATATATACATTATTTTTAGTTTCCCATTCATCATAATTTACCTTAATTTGTTTGTAGGCAACAATATCTTTTGCAATGCTGAATCCATTCTTGCTATTATCCATTACTAAATTTGTGTTTGGAGCAAATACTGTTGCAGGATTTATTTCACTAACTGGAAAATAATAGAGATTGAGTTTCCCATCATTTGTAAAATAGAATACATATTTATATTCAAATAACAGTTTCTGTAAAATATTCCAATATGTATTATCTGCATCATCTTGAATATTTATTGTTGTTGTATATGTAATTTTAGGTACATTTGAGGCAACCTCAACGCCAGCAAGACCACAAATATGATGAACAATAGAATGAGTAATATCAGTTGGATCACAAATTTTCAATTCAATAAATTGTGTATATAGTCCATTGGTTGATTTCCAACTCTTCTTTAATTTCTTAATTCCAAAATCTTCAGCAGATAATTTGATATTATCTGAACCAGTATTTTTAATATTGATATTGAAATTGTTTGTCAAATATCCTTTAAACAGATAAGTGGCACCATCAAGTATTTCTACCAATACATATTCACTCGTTGCTAATAGATATTCAATTACTGGACATTCTCCACTAATCTTAAATTCAGCTTTGTTGGTTGTAGGCTCTAGCTTATTGAATAAGGAATAGTCAATTTTAAGTGATTTCTTAGTTACATAAGCAGTAATATCATAAGTTGTACCGTCAATAGTTATTTTGAATATTTTAGACATTCTTTACCTTCTCTCTTTACCTTTACGCATTGTAATAATCCAATTCCAAAAATTCATTTCTTATCATTCTCGCAAATTCAGTCATTCCAGCATCTCCAACAACTGGTGCTTGTTGATAAATATTAATAGTAATTGTGTTCCCACCAGTATAACTAGCAGAAGCACCACTAGATGTTGTGGTGCCAGCGGTACCAGTAAGACCAAAGTCTGCTGGACCTACATTTCCTATTTCATCAAGTCTTTTTTTTAATCCAGTAAAAGCATCACTTGTAAAACTGCCAGGACCACTCACAAATGATTTCATAGCCGTTGGATGCGTTATATTGTAAATTGCAATTCCAATATTTTGTCCTAAAGCGCTTATCCATTGACCAAGCCAATTGAACAAGTCTGAAACATATTTAACTGGTGAAATAAGAATAGTAATTACTTGTGTCAGAAGTTGAATTATAGGAATTAACACCTGAAATTGAATTGTTGTATATTGAAGGATAGGTGAAAGTAATTGCAATATTGGAGTTACCACTGTTGTAACAATATTCGCAATTAATGCTATACTTGGATATAGTGCATTAAATATTGGAATTATAAGTTGTGCTATAGTTACTCCAATTCCTTTCAAAGCATCCATAAGTGGTTGAATAACATCAGATAATATTGGGGCAATTACTCCAACAAATCCTTCTATAATAGGAATCAATGCAGCTAATATTGGATTTGCAGAAAATAGTATCTGTGTTAATGGTTCAACTGCACTAAGCAATGGTGCCAAAGCACCAGTTATACCTTCCATTGCGCCTGCACCACTTAATCCAGAACCTAATATTGAATCTAATAAACCAGAACCAGCTTGACCAAGGCCACCAATTGCACCTGTAACATCCTGACCAATACCTGATAAAATCTTTTGAATATTTAGTCCACTATTATTGATCATTCCCTGCATCTGCTTACTTATTGATATTCCAGAATTTGGCGGTGCAATACCAGATTGTCCATATACACCTTGAGTCTTAAATTCTTCCTTAAAACTGTCTATAATATCGTTTTTAACTGCTTTAGTTATTGAACTAATTCCAGTTTCAGCACTATTAGTTATTTTAGTAATAGATTCAACAGCATTATTATATAATGACAATAAATACTGGATAGTGCTATCTTCTGCCTTAAATTGCCCACTTTCAAGTAGTTGTGCAATTGCACTCTCAATATCACCACTAATATTTCTCAACGCTTCTTTTTCAGTTAATATTCCAGCTTTTACTTGTTCATATTGTGAATTGTACAATTTATTATAATATTCATCAATATCAAAATTATCATTAGGTGTAGGATTAACTCCTAATACCATTCTCTGAACCTTATCCTTTTCAGATTCTTCTGGTTTATCCTCAGACTTATTACCTGTATCAACCTTTTTTTCTATTTTACCTATTTTTTCATCTGTACTTTTGAACAATTCATTCAATGCTATAACATCACTACTATCTTTGTTAAATTGTCCACTCTCAATCAAACTTTCAATTTTGTCCTTAATAATACTTCTGAGACTATATAATGCTTCAGTTTCTGTTTTGACACCAAGAGCTACTTCATCAAATTGTTGATTATATGTCTTATTATAAAATTCAGTAACATCCAAATTATCATTTTCAGTTGGTTCAACACCTAGTATTCTTCTCTCAACTTTTTTCCATTCGGGCTCTTCTGGCTTATCAGCAGGCTTATTTCCTGAATCATTTTTCTTTGCTATCTTATCTATATTGTCATTTGCACTCTTTAACAATTCATTCAATGCTATAACATCACTACTATCTTTGTTAAATTGTCCACTCTCAATCAAACTTTCAATTTTACCTTCAAGAATACTTTTGAGACTATTCCATGCCTCAGTTTCTGTTTTGACACCAAGAGCTACTTCATCAAATTGTTGATTATATGTCTTATTATAAAATTCAGTAACATCCAAATTATCATTTTCAGTTGGTTCAACACCTAGTATTCTTCTCTCAACTTTTTTCCATTCGGGCTCTTCTGGCTTATCAGCAGGCTTATTCTCAGGTTTGTTACCAGCATCATTTGTACCAGAAGTTTTAGTCTTAGCAACGTTTATAAGTGTATTATCGGTTCTATCAACCAATGATTGCATATATTGAATAGTGCTATCATCTGCCTTAAATTGCCCACTTCTAATTAGTCTTTCAATGTCGCTCTTAATATCATCTCTAAGTTTTGTTAATGCTTCCTCTTCAGTCTGATAACCAAGTTTAACTAAATCAAATTCTTCTTGACTCTTATTCTTAAAATATTCATCAATATCTAAATTATTTTCTGCAGTTGGCTCAACACCTAGGATACTCCTTTGTGCCTTCATCCATTCAGGTTCTTCATTTTTTGATGAAGAAGATGATCCTGATGATCCTGAAGACGATGAAGATGATGAAGTCTTTGAAGGTTTTGGTACTCCAGTTGTTTCAATAATATCACCTTTTTTCAGTAATGAAGTTTGAGTTTGACCCCATTGCTTGTTTAAATCAGTAATTTCGGCTTCAAGCTGTGTAATTTTAGCTTTTTGAGTTTCATAAGCGGCCTTATCAAGTGGAGACATAGTTCCTTTTTTGAAATTTGGAGTTGCTTCCATTTCAGCTAAACGGCTTTTTTCACTACTTAGAGCTTGCTTTTTTGCATTGATTAATTGATTATATCCAACAGCAGTTTGAATTTTATTATAGTTATCTGCTGCCTTCATTGCGTTGTTCCAACTGGTAATTATGCTATTAATTCCATCTATAATTGGTGTAAATACTGGCGCTGTAGCCGCTCCTAGATTTTCCTTCAATTCTGAAAATTTATCATTCATATTCTTCAATTTCTGAGGAATATCATCTTCAGAAAGTTTATCAGACATTTCACCAAATTTCTTATTTATGATATCAGCAGCATCACCGGCTTTCAGTTGTTCTTTTGATAGATTACTAACCTCTGGAACCAGCTTATTGAGCTTTCCTGTTGTGCCATCAAAGGTTCCCATAATAGTTTGGAATGAACTATTCAAATCCTTTCCAGTAACATTTGATAGATTAACAGCGGCGTTCATTATTCGATCAATATCTTTATCTGATTTACCTAAACTAGCCAACTCAGCAACTAATTGCTCTATATCATCTTTTGAAGACAATGACTTTTTTGCCATTTCATCAATTAAGTTGGTGTTTTTCTCTACTGATCCACCAGTTTCATTAAGTGCAATCGTTAATTGCTTTGCTCTTCTTTCTGCTTCACCAAATTCCGTGTATGCGTCAAAAGCGGCTTTGCCTAGTTCTTTTAATCCAGCTATAATTGCAGTTACTGTTAAAGCACTTTTAAGAGTATCGCCAACTTTCTGTGCAGCACTTTGAAAGCCAGTCAAATCGCCTTTTGCGCTATCAATGCCTTCCTTTATTCTATTTTCAGCATATAATATAACTTTTGCATCAGCCATTATTTTTTCCTCATATTCGTATTACATATATAAATAGTCTTTATAAAAAAAGCAGGACTATTTGTCCTGCTTCTATTCCAACTAAATCTTATGCAACTTATTAAATTGCGTTTTTCTATAAATGGATTGTATTTTATACAATATTTCCATTGAAATATAACCTTGCTCCATTATGCCGCCATCATAAGGAAGTCTACTAAAATCACCAGTTTCTGTATTTACTATTGGTAAAAATATATTACCAATCCAAAGCCTCCATTGACCATATTCAGCAAATACTTCTTCATCATATTCACCATTAAAAATCATCTCAGCAAGCGTTTCTAGTTCATTACTCTTTCTTTTGTTCAGATAATTGAAACGTAGCATCAAGATAATCTTTAATTATCTTTGTTGCCACCTTTGTTTTAGAGAATAATAAGTCAACTACTTCAGTATTGTTCATTTTTGTTTTTTCATCAGCATAGAAATTGTGATCAACAATAAGCTCAGGAAGAATTTCCTTAAATGCCATAAATGTTGCCAATTCACTTTCCCTTAATTGTTCATTCAATTTCAATGTATTGAATGTATCCATCTCACGCAACACAACAAATACATCATCATCAGCTTTATCAAAAAACTGACCCAAGTTGATCTTTACCTTAATCAGAAACCTTTCATAATCTTTAGCCTTTACAAACATACTTTTAACCTCCATAATTTACCTTTACAGATAAAAAAAATTCCTTCTTTTCTCAAAGAAGGAATCTACTAACTTATTATGACAGATTAATATGCAGTGGTATTTCCATCATATATTTTTACAATAAGTGGTTCAGCGGCACCAATAGACAATGCCTTACCAGATATCTTAGCTTTTATGATTCCAGAATCACCTACATTGTACGAAACATCTGTTATAGATACATTGTTCAAAGTTACAATTACCTTATATTGACTAGACCCTGTAACAACTGAAGGTGATAACAATGTCAATTCCGCTGATGTACCCAACGTTTCAGTAATAAGATAGTTATCCTTCAAAGCATCAATAGAAGCATCATAAGGTATTTCAAAATCTATAGTTATTTCTCTCAATCCATGTAGAGGCTCAGGAAAGTATAATCCAGAACCATAAGTTTGATCTAGCGATTGTAAACTATTAGAAATCTTTACTGTAGCAGTATTTATATCATAATTTGTACCAGCAAAAGTAAATGTAGCACCAACAGTCTTAAATGACTTATTTGTCAAAGAAAGGCCACCTGTTATTGCTCCTGAAGACTCATCTTTGCCCTTTATGTTAACGGTTCCACGAACATAATCACCAGCCTTACATTCAAGATCAAGACTATCAACTTTACAACCAGAATACTTCTTTACAGAAACCTTTCTATCAACAATAAGTGTATAGGAAGGAAAACTACCATTAGCATCAGCTAAAATTATTTTATGCTCATTGTATCCTGAAACACTACCAAAATTAGTAGTAACTGTATCAGTTCCACCTAAAGCCATCTTAAACAACTGTCCTGCAAATTCAGGCCTTAATACGAATCCAAAAGAACCATCTACAGTCATATTCACTAAATCAGAAGCCATAGCAGCTTTTGACGCCATCAAATTCTCTTCAGCCTTCTTATCAACTTTAAGTGCTATACTTTCACTTGTAAAGTTAATTGGAAATGTTGCAGCTACTGGAACACCATAAGTAGCTTCTTTACCTATTTGAAATTTAGTTCCTGCACCAACTACTGCCATATTATTTATCTCCTATTTTTTTTGCTAATCCCAACATAATAAGAACATTTGCATCATTACTATCTAATTCATAGTATTCATTAAATACAAACCCCTTATAATTTCCCAACATCTGAATCTTTGTTTTATCTAAGACTTTAGAAGTTTTCTTTTCATCAACAATCTTTTCATTCTCTGCCATATTTCTTTTTCCTTTTCAATTCTAAATAGTCATCAACTTTAGTAGTTCTCCTGATAAACAAGCGAAATATTGTATTCCATACCCTTTATATCTTTAATTCCTTCAACACCTTGATAATATGTCTGAGACAATAAATTACACTGATCTACCATTCCATTCAAATTTTGATATGCCCTAAACATCATTTTAATGGCATCATTATATAGAAATACTTTCTTAGCAAGATTTACAGAATTGTCCTTACGAACAAATAATAGCAATGATAAATTTTGTGTTACTACATCACTTTCCAAAGTATCCTTCTGATATTCCCATTCTTCAGGAATAATGTATATCATCACCTCATATTGATATTTATCAGTATCAATATCATCAATAACTATATTATTTCCTGTAAATTCTGCTAGTTCAATATCAGCACTTTGAACTTCAGCAACAAAACTATTGAGATTATCAATCAGAAATTGTCTAAAACCTTCTATCATATTCATTTCTTATTCCTTAAAATACTTATTCAACTGATCTTGCAACACTTTTTTGGAATCGAGAATCGGCACGATAACCTCATAGAGGACGCAAACATTTTCATTGAGTTTGGCGATAGCATCGAGAATCTGCTGTTGCTGCGATTCATTTTTTTCTTCATCCTTACCAGCTTTTTTCATGCCTGCATCCTTTTCTCGCTTGAAGCGCAATAATGTAGTTACCGAAATTGCGATTGATAGAATAGCTACCACTAAACCCGTCAAGGCCGCCAAATCCAATGTTACAATCATATTCACTCCTTATTTCTTAAAATACTTATTCAACTGATCTTGCAACACTTTTTCCAAATCATCATTATATGCGGCACTACCAATGTATTTTTCTACTGGCGTGTTAAACCACGATCTAGAAGGAATTGTTACTGATTTTACCTTTTTCCATTCACCATTTATTTGAAATGTCATATAGTTTGTTTTTGCATTAATTGTAGCTCCATGCGCTAATACATAACCATATTTCACTGCTTTATATGAAGTACCTTCACCACCATTTGTTGCAAAAGAATATACAATCACTGAGTTCCCACTCTTCCTAACCTTATAGCTAATCATCTTATACAGATTGCCTCTAGTTTTGAAATAGCCATTATAGTTTGACTTAATGGCCTTTTTTGAACCCATGCCAACTTTCCCAAGTATTCTTTTTGTTAATGTAGGAAGATTAATCTCATACTGATTGAATACGTTCTTTATATCGTCAATATCAGTTTTGATTTGAATATACATATTTTAGAACCTTGCAACCTTAAATCTATCTAAAGGCGCCAGATACTTATTGAAATTTGTATAATTAATGAATGTTCTTGATCCATCCGCAAACGATTTATTCGTAATACCAATATTTCCTTGACTTTCAAGTGCCAATAATGCCGCAATCCTTAAAGCAGTTAGCTTAAAGATATCCGGAATATCAGTATATCCGCCTACAAAAGTAAGTCTTATGTTGTTTATTCCTTCAGTAAATACACTTCTACCATCATTTCTAATTATCCATCTGCCATTAATTGAATATTCATCAACACTTTGTTCTACATCATCAATATATAACTCAGTAATTTCTTGAATTGGATAGTTAACAAGCAATCTCTCAGTACCAATTCCACTTAAAGTAATACTATATTCTTGAGGCTCACACTGAAAGCCTACATAATCATTAATTATTTGTTCCGCTGAATTTATGCAAATCTGCAATGTTGCATTATCTTCATCATAGGAACCTGTATATTTCCTTAAATCATCTATTGTTATATAGCTCATTTACTTCACCTTTCATTTGTAAATAGTCAAAAAAAAAGACTTCCCACTAATGCAGGAAGTCTAAAACATTATTAACTACCTTTTTACGCTATAGTCTTTAATCCAAAGAAGTTTTGTGCAAGTGTAGGCTTACCATTAAAGTAAGATACAGCTTGGAAGTAAGTAATATTATCACCAACTTTCTTCAGTGGCTCAATAGAAAGAGCAGAAGCAACACCCATAGCATAGCTAGACAAATCACCACCAACAGCAATAACACTACCAGCAGTAACCGCAGAAGGCGCATAAGAAGTAACAATAACCTTCACACCTTCAATAGTCTTATTTCTCACCAATTCTTCTTTATAAACATCAGTACCAACAGTAGTATCTCCCATTACAGAAGCATAAACAGTAGGACTTAACACAATGGCGCCATTATCATAGAAATCCTGAACTTTAAGAGCTAAAGCAACAAGATCAACCATTAAAGGCAAACCAGAAGCCTTACAAGCAGTTAAATTGGCACTAGGAATAATAGTAGCAGTAAATAACCCTGTCATATCACGGCCAACACCAGAACCTGTCAAAATACCAGCCATCATTGCCTTAGAAAATGCTTCACCAAAAATATCAGGAAGCTGAGCCTCCAAATTAGCACCAGTAAGCGCTAACGTTTCATTACTAACTGGTAATACAGAAATGTAGGCATAAGGTGTAATAGAAGTAACACCAAGCTGTGCTACAGCATCACTAGCAACATTTGAAGCACCTTCAACATAATTTAAAGGAACGGCTAAAGAAGGATTCCATACTGGAATATTCGTAGAAGCATCTCTACCATAGAAAGTAGAAACCATCCCTAAGAGAGGCCTTTTAGCAGAAGCAACCTTAACCATTTGCGACACAACATTAATAACACCTGTGCCACTCAAAGAAATTGCTCTCTTTTCCTTAATAGCATTAGCAAGCTCTCTAACTTCAGTATTCTTTTCAGTTTCTTTTGGAGCATTTGCAAGAGCAATCTTTTGTTCTAATTCACGCTTTTCAGTATCAATTGCACTAAGAACCTGACCTTTAACAGCTTCAATAATTTCGTTTTTCACAACATTTATATCATCACCCATAATTAACTCCTTATTATTTTTTTAATTCATCCAATAATTCTCTAAGAAATTCATAAGTATTGTTTTTTGTTTCAAGTGATTCTTCATCGGCTTGATTAACAATGGCTTCTTTATTTTCTCCTTCATTATTTGGAAGAATCTTTTTTAATTCTCTAATTGTAGTGTCTATTTCTAAATAGTCATCACTAGCCAATTCCTTTTTTGATAGTATCGCTTCCAGCTTCTCAACATTAATTCCTCTTGCTTCACTCACTGTTTGAGGATATGCAGGAAATGCAACTACTGCACTTATTTCTACTAACTTCACTTCATTCAATGTCCTAATTTGCTGATCACCCTCTTTAGTCCACGAATCCTGAATAACATTAAACCCAAACGATAATGTATCAACATTTTTGGATTTTATATTTTCATAAGCATCATTAGCAAATGATGTATTATTCAGTACTGCATCAAACTCAAGGCCATCTTCAGTATTTCTCAATGTAAGCGATCCATTTTTAACTCTTGCAAGAACTTTTGATGTATCATGGTTATAGAGCAATCGTACATCAGCACCATCAGTCAAAGTCTTATTGAAGGCAGTAGGACTAATAACTTCTACAAAACCGCCCAAATCATACGAACGAACATTGTAAGGAATCTTTCCACTAATCTTTTTAACTTCACTACCATCATCTATAGCAGTAATTGCTTCTCTTATTTCTAGATATTTTGTTTCTTTCATATTTTTCACCTAACTATAAATAGTCAATTTACTGCTTATCGTCCCCAATTCCTTTTTCAGATAGTTTTGCTTTTGCACTTCCCAAATAGGCATTTATATTTTCAATAGTTAGAGGCATTAAATTGGCAGGAATGAAATTGTAATTACCTTCCTCACCTATAGAATCCATTTCAATAAGACTTCTACCTTCATTTACAGTTAAAAGACCACCTTGAATTTCCTTTGTAATATAGTTAATTAACTTTTCAGTATCAGTTTCAATGATGCTTCTATAATTATAGGCTAAGTAAATAATTCCTTTATCAGCAGGCGATAAAACTTGTTGAAAACTTTGTGTTATATGTTCTCCAAGAGGCTTTATTGTTTCAGACAAAAATAATAGCTGTTTTGTTTCTGCACTATCATATTTCATTGCATCTTCATTAATTAAACTATATGGAATATTAAAACCTGAACAAATATGCCTTTCCACCATTTCTTTCAAACTTCTTAAATCACTTTCAGCATTGTTTGTTTGTTGAATATTGGACAATTTAGTAGAAGGCGGAACAATCATTGGCTTTCCAGCTTGATTTGCTTCTGTAACAAACTTCTTCACAAGTGGTGCAATTGTAGAATATGCTTCCTGTATATCCCTATCCTTCCAAGAATCATTAGGTTCTATTACAACCCTATTCCCAAGGCTATTTGAAAAGTATGTACTGATAAATTCATAAAGTCTGTTATCCAAATCAATTAATCCAGCCAATCTATCACGAGGACTGATCCCAATAAGACCGTTATATTCCAAATATGGAATATGAAGTATTTGGCTAGAATTGTATTCTATACCATTTATAGTAAATATCTTGTTCAGTTGCGAATCACGCTTAACTGTAACCTGACTTGGATTTATAATGTTGAACCCTATGATATCACCAACACTATTGCGCAATATATACAAATAGCCATTACCATAATACAAAATATTTCTAATCAATGTAGTCCAGAATAATGCAGGTGTATATTCATTTGAAGGATTTTCAATAGCCTTAAATAGTGGATGAAAAACTGCTTTTGTTCTACCACCACCCTTATTTCTAACATAAAGCGCCAGCGATACATTGCCAAGCGTATTTGCAATCTTGTTAATGCAAGCATTAACAATTGGATTTATTTCTAAATAGATATTATTGCTAACAGTATATACATCTTCATTATCAAGTTTTGTTGGTGCAGCTCTTATTTCGCCTTTTTCAAATATTCTAGTAAGCCAATTTGACATTTAACTATTCCTTACAAAGGTAAATAGTCAAACTCTTAGTAATCAATGTTATCTATAACCTTATTAAACTCTTCTTCATCAAAGACTTTTACCTCAATTTGTGCTTTCATTAAACTATGCGCCATTACTGAAGTATCAACACCATCAATTCGTTCATTACTTTGAAAATATTTTGTCTTTACAAATAGAATATTGTTGTTTCTATCAATTTCAAATTTAGCACAACTACGCATCCAATCCATCACTGGATTATTATCTATTATCTTTTCTTCATAGACATCTTGAAGCCAATCCTTATTTGCAGGTGCTATTGTTTTCCATCCCATACTAAAAGGTGAATAGATTAACTTTTTATTTTCATCTTCAAGACCTTCAATGAATTTTGAAGCATGATATGGATCGTAGCCAATACCAATCATCTTATATTTCTTTGCATCATTAAGAATATCTTGTTTTAGATAATCATAGTTTATTGTCAAATCCTCAGTTCCATCAGTTATTGTTAATGTAATATATCCGCTATTTACCCAATTCAGTATCTGCTCACTTTCTTGTTTTAGTCTTGACAATACCTGACCTTTTGGAATGTAGAAATGATGTATTGCATAATATTTCTTAATCTCAGGAATATAGAAGTATTTTGTATAGGCAGTATAATCATCAATCTTTGATAAATCGATAGCTCCATAGCATTGATAAGTCTCCAACTTATCTTCAGTTAAATATTGCTTATACTTCTCATAGTTTTCCCTAATCTTATGCCAATTTTCATCTTTAATTCCTTGTGCTGAAGATGATAACCACAAATTCAAGTGATATGCTTTAAAAGAAGGCAAATCAACTGGATTTTGGATTGCTTTCTCCCTATCTTCAATCATCTTTTTAAGTGGCTTAGTTATATCAATTGAAGGATTGGCTTTTATGTATTTATTTTCATCATGCCAATCATCACCTTCATCAAGTTCATATACTAAAGGAAAATAATTATCAGCATCAAACTTTCCAGCAAGAACTTGTTTAGCTCTAGAATATTCAAAGAGTCCCGGATTATTCATGTTAGTTTCGCCAGTTGTCATCTTAAACATTATTGAGTTTTGATCAACTTGTCCAGAAGATAGTTTTTGCAATATTTCACTTGTTCTATAGCTAGAAATTTCATCTGCAATAACAACAGTAGGCTTAAAGCCTTGTGCTTGTTTAGCCCTTGTTTCAGGCACAATAATAATCTTTGAATAGAGTTCCTTATCAACTATAGTTAAAGGCGGACTTTCTCGCACAAAGAGAATATCTGATTTAAGTGCTTCTTTTAATTCAGGTGTAAAATTGATGAAATCACACATATAGCCAAAACTAATCTTTGCCTGTGAATAATCACAAGCAGTAATGATTATTTGTGCATTATCCTGAGTAATCAAATAGTAAAGAGCTAGTGCCGCAATTAGTGAACTTTTCCCATTCTTTTTGGCAATAAACAAAAATACATCATTAAACATTCTACGTAATACTTTCTTGTCTTTTCTATAGAAACCAAATGTAGTTGAAATAAAGAACTTCTGCCATGGAAGCAATTTCAATTTGTCCCCACGTAGATTGATACTTAGATTTTCACAAAATGCAATTATACTTTTTGGTTCTTTATCATCAAATACAATACTTTTATCAGTCTGCATTTGTTCACACAATTTCTCAATTCTTGCAACTGCCTGCTGTGTCTTAATGCAAACCAATTTTGGATTATTGTTGACGTAGTTAATATACTCTTTTAGTAATGTTGGAACCATTAATTTTTACTTCCTATTCTTCTTGAGCATAGTATCAGCCAATGAATTTTTTTTAAGATCAGAAATTCCACTAACAAAGCGCATCTTTTGTAGTGGTGTAATCCCAAACAGTGTCATAATATTTTTATAATCATTAGTGCCTCTAGAGATAATCATTGCATATTTGTTTATTGTATTGATACTTAGATTTTCTTCTGGTGTTGCTTTCAGGTATTTGTCTAACTTATCCTTCATAACATAGACTTCTTCTAATGCCATAAATGCAACTTCAAGCAGTGGAATGTCGTCCTCACAAACTCTTCCACTTTTGCATAAGATGCCAACTACTTGATTCCAAGCCTGTTTTGTCCTCTTATCCTTTATTGTTTTAGGACAATCAACAGAACTTATTTCAGTTTTGATTTTTTCGTAGTCTTCAAGCCGTCCTTGACGATCAGGACGATATGTACCTTCCAACAAATGCTCTTCTACGGATTTCATGTTAGTACCTCAACTTATGCCCACGCAGTTGTGTGAG